CACAACCTGCACAACCTGCACAACCTACACAACCTGCACAACCTGCACAACCTGCACAACCTGCACAACCTGCACAACCTGCACAACCTGCACAACCAGATCAAACAAACCAGATATTTATACTGCATATACGTCAACTACAATCAGCGCCCTAACAACCCGCACAGTTACTACAACCCTATCCCATGGCAATCACGCGCGTCTAATACTATACCCAACCACTATAACCAAATCAAATAGTACTACTCTCCCCATAGACACGTTCCTCAAAACCCGCCCGACCGAACCCCTATTACAATAGGCGCTTGTGGCACAACCCGCACAGCCATTACAGCCCATGCCTCCTGGGGTATGGATTGTAGTGGGTGCAACGATTGTAATATGTAGCTGGTGCGGGTCGTGCCGGTCGACCGGGATGGCTGATCACCCCACCCCCGGAGTACTACCCACCCAGCCGAGGGGACACAGTCCTCCCTACCCACACAGATAGTACAGCCTAACCCTCAAGGTAGTGAGGTATGGTATCGGGTGGGTAGTAGTAGGTGAGAGGGGGACATGGATATAGCGATTGTAGTGTACCGATTGTATGTATTGTACCAGTGAGACATAGCCTGAATGGGAGGGGGAGGGGTACGGTGGTGCGGGTGGGTCTAATTGTAGGGATGGTGAGGAAAGTAGGGATTACGCATCTGTCTTGCCCTATTCTCTGTAGTGGTGCCTGTAAAATAAGCGTTGACGCGTCAAGTAATCCGAAGTCCTTACAGGGTAACGACTTACGACGCGATCAAAGTGAGCACAGGTAGCTCGCAAGTTGCGCACCCGCATACCCGCCCGTCACCTACTGTTCATAAGTCTATCGACTAACTGGTTATACGTGAACCTACCCGCACAGACGCCAACCACGAGCCACCCAACGTAAATTGAGGCAGGGCCATGACTTACGGTGACTCCGAGAAAGTGAGCGGCTGGCGGGTAGGTGGAGGGTCTAATCCCCGCCAGCGAGGGGTCCATCGCGGCCTGGCCGCAATCGTGCCATATATGGTGCGGTTTTCGTGAACAGCGGTTTGCCGCGTCAAAACCCGACCGAATGTGACGGTTATGCCGAATATGCCGGAAATATGGTTGTCAAAAGTCGAGAAATGCCTACAGTATAGGTAGAGGATGAACCAATGAAGCAGTGCGAATATCTCGGAAGTTTCGGTCAGTGCTCGAAGGGCGCCGTCGCAGGCGACCGCTTTTGCGAGGAGCATACAGCCCGAACCGCCCAGTGGAAGGCCGGCGTCTACCTCATCGCGAATCGCTACCTCGGCGAGACCGCTGAACGCCATGCAGGGTCCGACAAGATCAAATCGCTCATCGGCGAGATCGCTATTCTGCGGGCCATGCTGGAACGACGCCTGAACTCGATTGAGAACGACGCGGAGTTCATGTCGATGGGGCCCGGCATCAAGGACATGGCCCTGGCGATCGACAAGCTCGTGAACTCCTGGCACACCATGGATGTGAAGCTGGGCAACCTGCTCAACAAGCAGGCACTCATGCAACTCGCACAGGATTTCATTGGGATCATCGAAGAGAATGTGAGGCCCCTCGCGGACAAGCAAGTGACCACTGCGGATGTGGACAACACGATCGAGGCCATCGCAGATGCCATCGTCGCTGCAATTGCGCAGCAGGAGAACCCGAAGTAGTGCCACAACTACCGTATTCCATCGTTAAGAAGTGAGGCCCAAATGTGAGCAAGATGTGCCGAGTGTGAATTTCGACTTGTGCGAACGTCAACCGAGCACACCTCGCGAGCTTTGGCTGTTCTGTCGCGGTTGTTTGCGACAGGAGTTACAAACCCTGAACCTCCAAAAAGAGATCAAAATGAAGAAGTCACCCCTCGCGTCCAAAACCATTTGGTGGAATGTTCTGACCGTAGTGGCTGGCGTCATCGCGTATCTCGCGGGCAGCGAAGTCATCGTCGAGAACTGGGCCGCCGCGATTCCGGTCCTGGCCGCCGTCCAAGGTGCCGTGAACATCGCTCTCAGATTCATGACCACCAAACCCCTCGGCTGAACCCACAAGGCTCCCCGACCCTCCTAACTGTACAGGCTATGACCCTGACACACCAATTCAAGAAAGCAAAACCATGCCTAGCGACATTACCCGATCCGACTACCCCGACAAGCCAAGCAACTCAACCCAGTCGGGGGGTGCCGTGGGTAATGTCGGCGGCGGACCCGATAAGCCGCTCATCCGACCGGAGTACCCCACAACGCCAACAGCCCCCGCCCGGCCGCAAGGCGATGTAGCCAACGTCGGTGGCCCAAAGGCGGAACAGCCCGTCGTACGCAGTCAATGAGCCCAACCCACTGGGCTCCACTCGGGTGTAGCTCAGTTTGGCAGAGCGCGTGGTTTGGGACCACGATGTCGCAGGTTCGATTCCTGTCACCCGGACTTGAAATTCCTCGCATGTTAGATCGCAAATTCATCGTCGAAAACGCTGAAGAGGTCCAACAAAATTGCATCAACCGGGGCGTCGATGTCGATGTCGCCCGGTTCGTTGAATTGGAATCCAAGCGTCACGATATACAGGCCGAGGTCGAGGATCTCAACCGTCAGGCCAATCAGATCTCGAAATCGATCGGCAATGCCAAGGACGAGGCCGAGCGAGAGGCCCAAAAGGAGGAGGGCCGACGCCTACGTGCGAAAATTCTCGAAGTCGGGGCCCAGTTAAAGAGAACTCAATGAATCATGCGTTCTGCCGATGCGGCCGAGACTGTGAGTGGCCTCAGACCCACACAGAGGCCCTCTGCCGTTGCAGCAGGGTCAATGAGCCTATGACGCCGCTGGAGCGAGAGGAAGCACGACAGGAGCACGAGACAAGGCTCCAGCGGATCGCCAGCAGAGCCACCCGGCCACCTTATTTCAGCCTCAAAGGACAACAATGAATCGATATGTCGCCTCACTCGCCATTCTTCTCTGCTTGACCACGCCGTTTCTCGCCCAGTCCTACCCGCCGGTTGACCCTCCATCGGAGGTGGTCACGGCAACTTCGGACGACCCGGCCGAGGCGAAAGTCGTGCTCGTCGCTCCCACTTCTGCTCGCATCGGTGAGTTGGTCCGCCTGGATGTCTCTGGGTCCGTTGCTGCCACCTTTGAGTGGCGAGTGACCCCAGGTTCTGTTGACTTCCAGGTGTATGATGCCGGAGCACGGGCAGTTTTTTCAGCAAGAACGGCCGGCGAGTACCAATTCATTGTGGCATGTGCAAAAGGCGACTCTGTTGACATCGCAGTGCATGTTGTGACGATCTTGGGTCCGCCGCCCATGCCACAAACGGATAGCCTCCTGGACTGGGTCCCGTACTGGAACTGGCCCCTCGACCTGCCGAAAGCAGAAATTGAGAGCATGGCGGCCAGTTTTGAAGAGGTCGCCGCCCGCGCAGATGAGTTCGATGACATCGGCGATTTCATTAAAGCGACGGCGAAAGTCAGCCGAGCGACCCTTGGCGACCGTGTCGAGGCGTGGAAGCCGATACTGGATAAAGTCGGCGCCAATTTGAGCGAGAAAGCCGAATCCGGCGCAATGACGAGCCCTGAAGAGTGCCGCGCAGAGTGGCTCAGAGTGGCCGAAGGACTGCGAAATTGCTTATGAGGGCCGTTTTTTTGGGGGCAGGAACTGGTCATCTTGTTGGAATTCATCTGCTGAAAGGGTCGAAATGGATCGACGGAACGCTTTGAAGACGCTCGCCATGACCACTGGGGGCCTCTTTGTACCGACCTTCCTCCGAGCAAGCCTTATCAAACCAGAAGGCCTCTTCGGTTGGCACGAGGATCAGGCCAGCCTCCGCGATTTCATCCGGCGGCACCGGTATCCCTTCGTCTCGCAACTCAACGGAGCCATCAAAGGCACCGGCAAAGGCAAGAAAGCCTTCCTGCACCTCGCTTACGAGCGCGTCGCGGGCCAAAAGTATATTCCGCACCTCCAAGGGGGCCCGGACTGTGTCTCTCAGGCGGAGCGCTGGGCGTTGACTTCCTCGCCGGTGTGCAGATCGCCATCCAGAACGCCCGCCAGCGTTGGATCGCCAAGACGGCGACCGAACCAATCTACGGCGGCAGCCGAGTCGAGATCGGCGGCGGCAGAATTTCTGGTGGTGGCTCCACCGGTCACTGGGCGGCCGAGTGGCTGTCGAAGTACGGTGTGCTTTTGCGACAAGAGTACCCAACTGGACATGATTTTCGTCGCTACGATGCGTCGAAAGCAGTGAAATTTGGGGAGAGTGGCTGCCCAGACTCGCTCGAACCCCTCGCAAAGCTTCATCCGGTGAAGAAAGTGGCGATCTGTCGTTCTTACGCCGACCTTTGCGACTTGGTTTACAATGGTACACCCGTTATGGTCTGCTCGAACGTCGGGTTCGGCAGCGGCACACAAACTCGCGACTCAGAAGGATTCTTGACCCGGAAGCGCCGGCCGTGGTATCATGCCATGCTGTTTGGCGCCTACGACGACTCGTATCGCCGCAAAGGAGCCCTGTGCTTCAACTCTTGGGGCGAGAGATGGATCGGCGGCCCGACACGAGGTCCTCAACCAGGTAGCACTTTTTGGGTCGACTCCTCCACAGTGGACGCGATGCTCCGTCAAGGTGACTCGTTCGCGTTCAGTGCCTACGTTGGATTTCCACGAGTCGTTATCCCTCCGTTCATTCTGTATTAACAAACGACTCCTGGAGAAACAAACATGAGAATGAGGTGTCTTAATGTTGTCACGACGATCTACATCACCTTTGCAATCCTTGCTGCTCATACCGCTCTGGCTCCGCATGAAACGGCTGCTGCGCCAAGTGCTGACAGCCAAGCCATCGTGGTCGCATCTGAAGAAGTTGTTCTCGATCATCAACGACTTTATCAGTCTGACGCGAACCAAATCGACAAGTCCGACTACACCGTCGAAATCTGGACAGCCGAGTGGTGCGGAAAGTGCCCCGCCTACAAACGACGAGTCGAACCGGCTTTACTAAAGCTTGGCTACACTTTGACTAACAAGGACTGGGACGCTGACGCGAAGGACCGGCCTGAGAACATGAGAGCAGTGCCCTCGGTGCGGATCTACTACAAAGGCACGTTCCTCCAGATGTGGGTTGCGCCGTCAGCAAGGGCGGTCAACCGCTATATTGAGGCACAGATGTTGCTCAAAGGGGGCGATTGATTTTGGACGCCTTTCTCGTAGCTCTTCAGCACGCGGCAGCCGTCGGCGTCATCGCCTGCCTCATCAGTGAGAGCGACATCGCGGCGACCATCCGCGACAGGCTCGGCTGGCGAGTCTTGTACTGTCCGATCTGCTTGGGCTTTTGGCTTGCTTTGCCTTCGTTCGTTTACGGACCTTTGTATTATCTGTTCGTCGTCGCCTTGTCGAACGTGTGGATGCTCGTCATCTTGAAGGTGTACGCAGAACTCGACGCTATTGGAGACGATGATGCCACTTCAGAAGTGCAAGACAAAGACCGGCAAGTCCGGAACCAAAGCGGGGAAGTCAGGGAAGTGTTACGCAGGCAAGGCAGGGAAGAAAAAAGCCATCAAACAAGAACTAGCCATAGCCCGTTCTAGTGGCAGAAAGCCCCATCTATGAGACTCAAGAAACTTCGCAAGAAAATCCGCAGGCAAGCCAATCGCGATTTGCGAGCCGGTCGCATCACGCAACAGCAAGCCGACCACTGCATGGCCGTCGCCGGCGCCAGTGACGCGATCCTCCGAAAGCTTAACTCGCGGATCGAGAACGAAGTCAACCCGTGGAACCGTGCTGACGGTCTCATCGGTGCGTCCTGGACGGGCTGGTTCTCCAACGCCTGGGATTGGTTCGTCGCGAACTGGCCCAAGATCTTGAACATCATTTTGACAATCGCACCCCTATTACTGGAGCCCGCCCGTGAAGATTCCTAATCCTTGGCCAAACCAACCCCACGTCCGCTTCAACGTCAACAACGGTGAATGCACGGGCTCATGTGGCGCGGGCCGCGAGATCGAAGTCCCGGACATGGCTGTCGAAGTTCTTATTGAGCCAGTCAACAGGGGCCGGTACGACTCCAAGACACTCGCCCCCGGCCGCATCTGGTCGAAAGAGTTCGGCATGCTTGATGTCGAAGACCACCTGAAGAAAACGGAAATCAAGAAAGAGGGGTCGGCACTCAAGGAACGACAGGAAGCCGAGCGACGTCGCAAGCAGGACGAGCCGAAGTCAAAGGCAGAGGCAGAGACGAAAGTCTCGCTGAAGGACGTGGTCAAGATTGACCGAGAGTCCTTCAAAACGGAGCCGAAGATCGATGTCGCCCGAGCGGCGAGCGGGCTGGCAAAGGTGACGAAGGCGCTGCAACCCAAGAAGTAGGCACAGTATGGGCACGTTGCTTACTGACTTCGGTGATGTGATCAAGTCGGGGCTTGTCTCCCGCACCTTGAGCACATGCAGTCGCTGGGTAACAAAACGCCGAGTCATGGGCGAGCCCATCAGCGGCCCGTACAGCTTCAAGTACCACCCCTGGTGCCGAGAAGTTCACGACTCCACTGCCGGCTTCAACACGATCATGAAGGCGGCTCAGATGGGGTTGACCGAAGTCGCAATTAACATCGCGTTCTTCACCGTCGATGTCCTGAAGCGAGATGTGTTGTACGTGCTACCCACAGCACTCAATGCATCAGATTTCAGCAAGTCAAGGTTCAGCACCGCCCTGATGCATAGTGAAGACCTTGCCAACTTATTCACTGACACAAACACGGTTGGTCTGAAGCAAGCTGGCGGCACAAGCCTGTATATTCGCGGGTCACGCGGCAGATCGAACATGAAGTCGGTATCTGTCTCTGTTCTGATCCTCGATGAAGCAGACGAGATGGACCAGGAAGCCATCTGGCTCGCTTTTGAACGGCTGTCAGGTCAATTACACAAGTTCGTGTTCAGTTTGAGCACGCCGACGATTCCGAACTTCGGTATTCACAAACTGTACTTGCAAGGGACGCAGGAGCATTTCTACTTCAAGTGTCCGCGATGCGGTCGAACCACCGAACTGATTTTCCCAGACTGCTTGGAGATCTGTGGCGAAGGAATAACTGACCCTGACATAAAGCGGTCACACCTGAAGTGCAAGGAGTGCAAGAAGAAGATCAGGCACGAGGAGAAGCCTGAGTTCCTGAAGCCCGCCTTCTGGGAACAAACAATGAACGTCGAGGACCATCGTAGTTTCTACATCAATCAGATGTACAGCTACACGGTCAAGCCGTGGGAACTCGCCGCCGCCTACTTCCGAGGCATCGGTGATGAAGCAGCCATGGTTGAGTTCTTCAACTCGAAGCAAGGCCTGCCCTACATTCCGGATGGCGGGCAAA